TCATTTGATGGAATGGTAGAAGCTGAATTAACATTTACTGGTACTGGTGCATTATCATTATCAACACAATAATTAATTAGAAAAGGAAGATATGAACGTAATAGATAGAGTTAAAGCACAATTTGAAGCTTTAGGCATAAAAAAGATTGAGGTAGCTGAGTGGGGCGAGGAAGGCAAACCTTTAACAATATATTGTTCACCATTTACTTTAGGTGAAAAAAGAAACCTTTTTAAAGGTGCTAAGAATGATGATCTAGGAGTATTAGTAGATGCAATAGTTCTTAAAGCAAAAGACTCAGAAGGAAATAAAATATTTAAGCTAGATGACAAGCTAACATTATTGAATAATGCTGATGCAAATGTTATAGCTAAAGTAGCAACAGAAATGTTGTCTGGTGTTTCTTACGAGGAAGCTGAAAAAAAGTAAGATTTGATTCGGAGTTGTATTCCGTACTCTCTTTGGGTCAAGAATTGAAAATGAGTATGGAAGAAGTTTTGTGTTTTACACAAGATGAATTTTATTATTGGATAGCATATTTTAAGGTGAAGGCAGAACGAGATAAACTACACTATGGCAGATCAGCAACTAAACATAAGACTTAATGTCATAGACAATGCTTCCAAAGCATTTGATTCCCTTAAAGGTTCAATATTTAATTTACGAAACGCATTAATAGGATTAGGAACTGGAGTAGCTTTCAAATCATTAGTTGATATTGGAAAACAAGCCGAACAAGCCAAAGCTAGATTAACTTCATTAACTGGTAGCACTACACAAGGTGGTAGAGCATTTGACCAATTTACTAAATTTGCCATTGATGCAAAAGTACCATTAGAAGAAGTAATAGCTTCATCAAGAAAATTAATAGCATTAGGAAGTTCACCTGAAAGATTAGCAAAAAATTTAGAAATAATCGGAAACATATCAGCACAAACTGGATTAAGTTTTGAAACAACAGTAGATCAATTCTCAAAAGCTACTACTAAAGGTTTAAATAATGCAAGATTATTTGCAGATGAGAATATTAGAATATTATTAGGAATACCTAAAGGTTTAGAAGTAAGTGGTAGAGATTCTTTAAGATTGTTTGAAAGAGATTTTTCTTCAGGTGGTAGATTTGGTCAAGCAAATAAAGATATTAAAGATACTGTATCAGGAACTATTATAGGTTTACGAAATATATTTTTCTTATTTGCAAGTCAAATAACAACTGGTTTTTTTGGCGTGTTAAAAAAACAATTAGGTGATTTAGAAATTTTTTTCAATAATAATAAAAAATCAATAGCTGATTTTGCTAATAATATTGGAACTGTTTTAGGCGAAGCAGTTGTCTTAGCTGGTAAAGGTTTAAAAATTTTATACGATAATGCAAATTTACTAATAGGATTATTTGTTGGTAATTTAGTTTTAAAAGCTATTGATTCAATAAGACTTTTAACAGTAGCTTTATTTGGTTTAGCTACTGTAATGGTTGCTAATCCAATAGGTGCAACAATAACTTTAATAGCTGGTGCAATATTATTAATTGCTACTAATTCTGAAAAAGCATCAAAAGGTCTTGATAATTTTAAAAAGAAATTAAAAGAAATACAAGATAGAAGCGACCCATCTTCATTTAATGAAGTCGCAGAAGGATTAAATAATGTATTAGGCGTTGGGACAGAACCTATTGCCGAAAGCATGAAAGAAATAAATTCAAGCTTTGAAGATTTTTTAGGACACATAGAACAAACTTCAGGACTAGAAGAAACGGATTCATTTTTAGAAAGAGTATTGGATAAATTTAATGAGTTAAACGAAGTATCAAAAGATGTAGCAACAAGTGTTGCAGAAGGAATGAATAGAGCAATAGAAGGATTTTCTAAAGGTGTTGCTGAATCAATAGTTTTAGGTAAATCATTACAAGGTACTTTAAAAGGAGTTGCTCAAACTATCTTAATAGAAATTATTTCTGCTCAATTAAAAGAGATAGCTGTTCTTATATCTAAACTAGCTGTTGAAAAAGCTATATTAGCAGTTAAAACTGCACAAGCATCTGTTAGTGGTGGTGGTGGATTCTTTGGTGATTTATTAAGTATTGGAATGAGTGCTTTCGGTGGTGGTGGAATGACTCCTATTGATGCTTCTGTTGTTTCTCCATTTGCAGAAGGTGGTTCAGTAAGAGGTGGTATGCCTATTACAGTTGGAGAACGTGGTAGAGAATTATTTGTTCCTAATACAAATGGAACTATTGTACCTAATCACGATATGGGTTCAGCAAGTAATATAACATTTAATATTCAAGCAAATGATGTTAGAGGTATTAAAGAATTATTAATTGATAATAGAGCAACTATAATTAACTTAGTTAATCAAGGTGCTAATCAAAAAGGAAAATCTAACGTAGTATGAGTGGAACATTCCCATCAAGCCCAGTACCTAGAGATGTAGCGATAAGTTCTAATCAGAACACTATTGTTACAACAACAGCTTCTGGTAGAAGACAAGCTAGACAAATAGACGGACAAAGATTTAGATTAAGACTAAGATTTCCAGTTATGACAAGAACTGAGTTTGCACCTATAAATGCTTTTATAATGAAACAAAGATCACAAATGGAATCATTCCAATATGTGCCACCAACAATAGATGATGCTCTTGGAGTTGCTTCAGGAGTTATATCTGTAAATGGTGCTATTAGTGCAGGAGTTACTTCTGTTGCAATAGATGGTATGGCAAACAGCACAAATGGAGTATTTAAAGCTGGAGATTATTTTAGATTCACAGGACAAACTAAAGTTTATATGGTTATGGCAGATGTTAATTCTAATGGTTCTGGCGAAGGAACATTAACCTTTGAACCACCATTAAGAGACAACGTATCTGACAATGCAGTTTTAATTTATTCTAATGTAGATTTTACTGTTGGACTTACTGGAGATATTCAAGAATTTAATATTAGCACAGAAAATTATTTCCAATACGAAGTTGATCTTATAGAGGTACTGTAATGACAAGATCATTAAGTGCTGGTGTCATAGCAGAAATAGCCACAAATAAACTAAACCCAGTTGAACTTGTTTACTTAGGTATTAGTACTGGAACATATTACACAGATCATTATAAAGATTTAAGTTATGATGGTAACACTTATACTGCTTCATCTTTATTTTTAGGAAGTTCAGAAGTTCAAGAAACAGTAGATGTATCAGTAAACACATTAAGTCTTAAATTCTCAGGTGCAGACACTACAATTATTGCTTTGTTGCTTAATAATAACTACATGAACAAACCTGCAAAAGTTTATAGAGGTTTCTTAAATGATAGTCAGGCATTAATAGCTGACCCATTTCTTTTATTTGACGGAAGAATATCTAGTTTTACATTAGAAGAAAACGCAACCACTTCATCTGTTAATGTTATTATATCTTCACATTGGGCAGATTTTGAAAAAACTTCAGGAAGAAGAACTGCCGAGAACTCTCAAAAGCTTTATTTTCCTAATGACAAAGGAATGGAATTTGCAAGTAAGACTGCACAGAAGATTAAATGGGGTTCAGCTTAATGAATGATTTATATAGAGTAGTTCATTTATACAGACAGTTTCCTAAATTTGACAAATACACTTATGCAGATTTAGTTAAGATAATAACTCCATCTTTAAATTTAGATCAATACCAAATTCACAAAGTAGGTAATGAAGATATTGGATTTACTAATTGGGCATATTTAAGCGACACAGTTGAACAAAGATTTAAACTTACTGGCAAATTAAAACCAAACGAGTGGAATTGTGGTAACAATATTTGGCATATTGAAACAGTTGCTAAAAGCCATTTAAGAGAAATTATGAAGTGGACTAAAGAATATTTTAGAGGAAAACTAGATGTAAACCAATCTATTAAATGGTTACGAATTAAAGATCATAATATTTATAGAAGATCAGAAAAATATAAAAGAGAGTTTCATATACACTTATGATAAATTATTTTGATTCAATATCTGAAATAGCAAATAGGATTTTTAATAATCTTGTTAATGGAACTAATATTGAACTTAACATTTCTGGCTTTGACCCAATAACTGCTGCGATTATTCAATTCGTTATAGTAACAGCTATAAGTTATATAATTGCACCTAAACCCAAAGCACCAAGATTTAACGCATCAGATGAGATTAAAGGAACAACAGTAAGTAAAGATTCTAATAACAATCCTATTCCAGTTGTCTACGGAAAAAGACAAGTAGGATTAACTAGAGTATTTGTTGAAAGTTCTGGTGCTGATAATCAATATCTTTATGTAGCAGGAGTATTGTGCGAGGGTGGTGGTTCAGGCATAACTGCAATAGATGAAGTTTATGTAGATGATAAATTAGTTACATTTGATGGTGCATTAACTAATGGAACATTAAGAGGAGTTTCTAGTGCAGATACTAATTATTATAAAGGTGGAGAATCTTTAATATCTATTCAACCATTTTTTGGATTAGATAATCAATCAGCTTCTTCTTTGCTTGACGAAACAACTAACTGGACTGAAAATCATAAACTATCTGGTCTTGCTTATGTTGCTTTAAGATTTAAATGGAATCAAGATGCTTACAATGGATTACCTGAAGTTAGAATTACTGTAAGAGGTAAAAAAATATACGACCCTAGATTAGACACAACTAAAGGTGGTTCAGGTTCTCATAGACAAGACGACCCAACTACTTGGGCTTATTCTGCAAACTCATCATTAGTTCTTTTAGATTATTTAAGAAATAGCAGATATGGAAAAGGATTACCCAATGATGCTTTTGAAGATGAATACAATACATTTAAAACTAGTGCAAATAGTTGCGATACACAAGTAACTCCTTATTCAGGTGCAAGTACAATTAATTTATTTGAAACTAATGCAGTATTAGATACTGAAAAGAAATTAATTGAGAATGTAAGAGAACTCTTAGTTCCTATGAGAGCAATCTTTAATTACACACAAGGTAAATACAAAATTATCATTGAAGGTTCAGGGGCTTCACAATTATTATTAACTAAAGACAATGTTGTTAGCGAAGTTAAAATACAAGGTGAAAGTAAATCAGAAAAATTTAATCGTGTAATTGGCACCTATACTTCGCCTTCCAAAGATTACCAATCAGACACAGTTTCATATCCACCATTTGATGATTCACACTTAGCATCAGCAGACAGACATTCAACAATGTTAGAAGAAGATAATGGAACTTTATTAGAGAGAAGTTTTGATATGATACAAGTTACTTCACCTTATCAAGCTGAAGAAATTTGCGAGAACATATTAAAAAGATCAAGAAACAATTTAAAAGCAGAAGTTACTGCAACTGCTGAAGCACTTAATTTAAGTATTGGAGATATAGTAACAGCAACCTATGACACAGCAGGATTTGTTGCCAAACCATTCCGAGTTATGTCATTATCTATTAATTCTGATAGCACAGTTAATTTAGGATTAGAAGAACATCAAGACGAGTTTTACGATTACGAAAATAAATTAGAAGCACCTGATATTCCTGATACTGTATTACCAAATCCTTTTTCTGTAATGAGTCCAGCAATATCTGTTTCTGATGAAGTAATAGAATTGTTTGATGGTTCTGTTGTTTCTAAGATGGTTGTTACACTTACTAACAATGATAATTTTGCTGACCAGTTTGAAGTAGAATACAAACAAAATACAGAAACATTTTTTAGATTAATGGGTAGAGGTATTAATCAAGTATTTGAAATATATCCAGTTATAGAAGGTGCTATATATAATATTCGTGCAAGAACAATAAACACACTTGGTGTAAGATCATCTTTTGCTACTGCAACTCACGAAGTTGTAACAGCATTTAATCCACCTTCTGATGTAACTAATTATAACATAGATGTTGTTGGAGATAAACTGCATCATTTCTTTAATCCAGTAAGTGATTTAGATTTAGATTTTTACGAAATAAGATTTACTTCTGACACTACCGAAACACTTTATTCTAACACAACAGTTCTAGTTCCAAGAATTGCACGACCAGCAACTTCTGTTGTAACTCCATTTGTAGGTGCAGGAAAATTTTTTATTAAGGCAATAGATAAGTTTGGAATACGATCTGCTAACTCAGCATCAGTTGTAATATCTAGTCAAGTTTTTGAGGGTTTCCAATCAGTACAAACTATAACTGAAGAAACTGCATTTAGTGGAACTAAAACAAATTGTGCTGTTGTAGATAATACATTAGTTTTAAATACAGCACTCTTTGACAGTCAAAGCGGAAACTTTGATGATGCTGTTGGAGAGTTTGATGGTGGTAATAACTCAGTAGTAACTTCTGGAACTTATGAATTTGCAACTGCTTTTGATTTTAGTAATTCATTTAGATTTAGAATAGTCTTAAATCAATTAAATGTAGATCACTTAGACTATATTGATAACTTTGATTCACAAGCAAATAACTTTGATGATAAAGAAGGTTTATTTGATGGTAGTACAAGTGAAGCTATTTCTACAAATGTTAAATTACAAATAGCAACATCTTCTGACAATGTAACCTTTAGCAGTTTTAATGATTTTAAATCTGGTGATTATGTTACACGAGCAGTAAAATTTAAAGCTATATTAACTTCAACAGATACTTCTGCCACTCCTGCAATTAATAATCTATCTCTTAAATTTTTACTACCAACTGTTATTCAAGATGGTTCTAATTTAACTTCAGGAACTAATAATACTGGTTTTCCAGTAACCTTTACAAAAGCATTTTATCAAACTCCTTCCTTGACAATTATTGGGCAAAACCTTAATAGTGGTGATAGATTTATTTTAAATAGTAAAGATAGATCGTCTTTTAATGTTGAATTTTTAGATTCAAGTGGTAATACTGTTAATAGAACATTTGATTATCAAGCAGTAGGTATAGGTAGTCAGCAATAGATAGAAATAAAAATTTATGGCACAACACGATTTTGTAATAGCTAATCAAGGTTTCCCAGCTACTAGATCAGATATAAACAATTTTTTACAAGCAGTTGCTACAACTCACTCAGGAACATCAACTCCTTCTGGTGCTGTCGCAGGAACTATTTGGCTTGATACTACTTCGGCTACTGCACCCATCTTAAAATACTATGACGGAACAGATAACATAACTCTTGCCACATTAGATCACGTTGCTAACACAGTTAATTTTTCAGATTCAGCTTTAGACTTAATAGCCGATCTTACTCCACAACTTGGTGGAAACTTAGATGTTAATGGAAACTCTATTGTATCAACTTCTAATGCGAATATTACTTTAGCACCTAATGGAACTGGTGATGTTGTACTTTCAGCAGATACAGTTAAAATCGGTGATTCAAATGCCAATGCTACTATCACAACAGATGGTACTGGAGATTT